GATATGGATAATTTTGAATATAATGACGATGAATTAGTAGAAGCTGTAGTTACTATGGCTAATGATGAATACATATTAAGAGCTGTTAAAAATCCGTTTATGATGGAAGACAGACCTTTTGTAAGCTATCAACACGACATCGTCCCATCAAAATTCTGGGGGAGAGGGGTTTGTGAGAAGGGCTATAACCCACAAAAAGCATTAGACGCTGAAATGAGAGCTCGTATTGACTCGTTAGCTCTGACCACTACACCAATGATGGCTGCAGACGCAACTCGTATGCCTCGCGGAGTCAAGCTAGAGGTCAGACCGGGTAAGACTATTCTTACTAATGGCGACCCAAGAGCAGCGATAATGCCATTATCATTAGGTAGCACCGACCAAAATACATACAATCAAGTAGCAAGTCTACAGAATATGATACAGATGGGCACGGGTGCTTCAGATTCTTCTCAAGGAAGTGCAGAAAGAGCTACATCGGCTGGTATGTCTATGCAGCAGTCTTCTGCAATTAAAAGACAGAAACGTACTCTAATGAATTTCCAAAACACATTCTTAATCCCAATGATTAATAAATGTCTATGGAGAAAAGTACAGTTTGACGTAGATAGATATCCTGTTGTCGATTATAAATTTATACCTTATTCAACTATGGGCATTATGGCTAAGGAGCTAGAATCACAACAAATGGTTAGCTTATTGCAAGCTATACCTAAAGATTCTCCTGCCTTTAATGTTATATTATTATCTGTCTTTCAAAACTCTAGCATACATAACAGAGAACAAGTTGTACAAGCACTTATGGAAGGTATGCAGCCTAATCCTGAAGAACAACAGATGCAACAGATGGCTCAACAGCTACAACTACAGCAGCTACAAGCAGATATATCTAAGACTCAAGCAGAAGCTCAAGAAGAATCAACTAAGGCTATGAAGAACGCAGCAGAAGCAGGAGCAGCACAGCCTAGTGAACTTAAGATACAAGAGAAGTTCCTTAAACTACAGAAAGATTTAGCTTCTATAGATAAGATGAGAGCAGATACAGAAAACAAAGATAGTGAAACTATGAGAAACATACCTGAAATAGAACACTTACAATCTGAAACATTATTAAATATAGCTACAGCAAAAGAAAAGTTACAAGGATAGTATATGGCTAAGACAGCAGCGTGGCAGCGTAAAGAAGGTAAAAACCCTAAAGGTGGGTTAAATGCTAAAGGAAGAGCTTCTTATAATAGAGAGACAGGAGGCAATCTAAAAGCACCACAAGGAAGCGGAACAGATAGTAGACGTGTATCTTTTGCTTGTAGATTTGCAGGTATGGCAGGACCTATGATAGACGCTAAAGGTAATCCTACCCGTAAAGCATTAGCATTAAAGAAATGGGGCTTTAGCTCCGAAGCAGCAGCTAGAAATTTTTGTAATAGACACAAGAAATCTTAATGCCAAAAGATAACGAAGAATTTTATAAAGATAGAATAGAGCTTTTAGAAACTGAAGGCTGGGCAGACTTAATTGAAGAATTAAAAGTAATGTCCGAATCAGTCAAAAGATTAGATTCTATTGATAACGAAAAAGACCTGTGGTTTGCCAGAGGTCAGTTGTCGATTCTAAGACAAATGATTGTTTTAGAAGATGCAACAAAAGCAACGATGACAGAACTAGATAACTAGCGTCATCTTTTTACAACTTCATAACCCCCAAGGGGCGGAGACAATGATATGAGCAATATAGTAATAGACCCTGCAGAAGAATCAGCAGATGTAGAAGTAGAAAACACAATAGAACCTGAAGAAACCCTAGAGGCTGGGGAAGCAGAAACACAAGAACCTGCTTTTGAAGTCCCGGATAAATTCTCTGGTAAAAGTGTAGAGGATATAGTTAAGAGTTATCAGAACTTAGAACAAGAGCTTGGTCGTAAAAGCCAAGAGATTGGAGAGTTAAGAAACTTATCAGACAGTTTCCTTAAAGCTGAAATATCTAGAAACGAACCGCAGACAAGTCAAGCGACAGAAAACTCAAACAACGAAACAGAAGAAGATTTCTTTGAAGACCCCAGTAAAGCGGTCAATTCTTTAATAGAAAAACATCCAAGGTTTCAGGAGTTCCAAGAATTTCAAGCTAGGCAACAACAAGATACTAGCAAGGCACAATTGGAACAGTCTCATCCAGACTATGTAGACATCGTACAAGATACAGGTTTTCAAGATTGGGTTAAGGCTAGTAAATTTAGAGTGAACTTATTTGAAGAAGCGGACAAGTATAACTATGATGCAGCAGATGAGTTGTTGACGCACTGGAAAGAGCGTTCAATGATTGATAAAACTGCAGAGGTTAAACAAGAACAAGCAGCTACAAGAAAGAAAGCACTAAAAGCTAGTAAGACTGAATCGAGAAGTTCAACTGAATCTTTAGCAGGTAAGAAAACATATCGAAGGGCAGACCTAATCCGTCTGAAAGCAACAGACCCTAATAGATATGCAGACTTAGCTGATGAAATATACGCTGCCTACGCTGAAGGAAGAGTCAAATAATTTGATAATACTATAACAGGAGTACATTATGGCAACAGGTGCAATCGGCACTAACCATCAAACGGTTACTACTGGTGCAAATTTTATCCCAGAAATCTGGTCAGATGAAACAATTGCAGCATATAAATCGAACTTGGTGGTCGCTAATTTAGTTACTCGCTTAAATCATAAAGGTAAGAAAGGTGACACAATTCACATTCCAACGCCGACTCGTGGTTCAGCGACAGCTAAAGCAGCAAACACAGCAGTTAAAATTCAGGGCGACACTCACGGTACTACCAATCTTTCGATTGATAAGCACTATGAATACTCTGTATTAATTGAAGATATCACAGAGGTTCAAGCATTGAGCTCTCTCAGAAAGTTCTACACGGACGATGCGGGCTATGCTCTCGCTAAGCAAGTGGACACTGACATCCTAACCCTTACTGAAGGTTTACAGGGTGGTACAGTAGGTGGTTCTGCTGCAGCAGCTTGGGAAAAAGCGTACATTGGTTCAGGTACAACTAACTACACTGGTAACTCTTCTAACGCAGCAGACATTACAGACGCAGGTATTAGAGCTATGCTTCTAAAACTTGACGATGCGGATGTACCAATGGACAATCGTTCATTAGTCATTCCACCTATCTGTGCTAATGACTTGCTAGGCATTAACAGATTCACTGAGCAACAGTTCATTGGTTCTGGCGATGCAATTAAGACTGGTAAAATTGGACAAATCTACGGTGTTGATGTTTACATCTCATCTAACTGTCCTACTACAACAACTGCAACTACTGCAACAGATAGAGTCGGAGTGCTAATGCACAAAGACGCTCTAGCTCTTGCAGAACAAGTGGGCGTTCGTAGCCAGACTCAATATAAACAGGAGTGGCTTGGTGACTTATTTACATCAGATACAATTTATGGTGTAGGTGAGATGCGTAATAACGCAGGACTTGCGTTTGTCGTACCGGGCTCATAAGTTAATTGAGCAGTAGCCCCTTCTAACGAGGGGGTTACACTAAATTAATTAGGAGTTATTATGCCTTTTTATGATTTTGAATGTAAGAATAACCACATTACTGAGACAGTAGTTTCTTATGATAAACGGAAAGAACCTCAAGTTTGTTATGAGTGTGGAGAACCTGCTTACTATCAATTAAGTTTTTGTACTAATTTTCAATATGGTAGTAACTACAGTTCTTTTGCTGCAGATACTCACAAGTGGAATCTTAGAGAGAACCACAGAAAGAACCATATGAAAAAGAATCAATCTTACACAGGATAATATGGCTACTAAAAGAAAACATCTTAGTTTATTTGAAGACTCTTCTAGCAATTTAGAGCTAGATGCGTTTAAGAAAAAGATTAAAAAACTATATGATGAAATTTTAGAGCGTACATATAAGATAGAAAATCCTGGGGCTAGTCCTGAAGAGGTAGCAGCTTATGTAGAAGAAAATGGTCTAGAGTTTCCTGATGATACTATAGATGAAGAAACTAATGAAGTAGACAATCTAATGGATATGTTAGATAGTATGACTGAAGACCAAGATATGTTAGAGCCTGTTAAAGATTTATCTATGGAAAACAAACCTAAGGAACATACAGGTAAAGAACCATCTTCTAAGTCTCACGAAGCTGGTATTAAAACAGAGACAACAGAATATAAAGATAGGATGGGAGGATTGTTTAGTGTCAAGACAGACGAAAGAAAGAGAACAGCTACTAAAGCACCTCAGATTCCTACCGGCAAGCATATTAAAAGAGATACTTCCACGGCTCACCAAATAGCTTTTGCTCCTTTAGTAGAGCAATTTAAAGTAGAGCTTAGAAGTTTATCGGAAAGACAAGCAGCAGGTGTTAGACATTTTAGAGAGGGTCTATAATGGGTAAGAGACTACCTTGGAGAAAGGCAAAGACTCTAGCAATGCTTTCTAATAGACGACAATGGCAAAGAGAATTTGATGTTGATGAATCCTCTGCTCAAGAAATAGAAATTGAACAGGGTGGCTACTATATTATTACAGAAACATCCTCAAGTGCTACACCTAACTACATTATTACGGAGTAAATATGGCAACAACTAAAGTATCAGCCTTATCAGCAAAAACCTCATTAGCAGGTAG